CATAAGATTCTTCCTTCGTGTATGCGGTAATTGTGAACGCTGAACGCTCCGTTGTTTCCTTTCTCAACAATGGCGAAGCCGTGATTGTACTTCGAATAAGGGTTGTAGTCGGGACTTAATTCAGATAAGCAACCAACACCCCAACAAGTGATAAACTTGCCGTTAGCATCCCTCTCATTGTGTTCTGCTGTCTGGTGATGATGTCCGCATAAAGAAGAAACTTTTGTCTTCATAAACAACCCACGCGCCACGTTAACCGACGGAAGAAATTGCTTTCCAAATTCGTGTCCGTGAAAGATTGAAAGTTTGCCGATGTTTAACTTACTCTTTCCGTCAATCCATTTAACGTCGTGCTTGTCGCAATGGGTTAGCGTTGGAAAATCGAACGCGTCAATGTCGAATAGTTCGGGTGCTTTAATACGCATATATCTCCAATAGCGTTCTTCGTGATTACCTTCTTTATAATAAATGTGAGCGTTTGGGAAGGTGTTTCTAAGCGACGCAAGGAATTGACGGATTGAATATAGTTCGTCTTTGAATTTTCTTTTGCGTGGATCTTTAACAAAGTCACTAATCATATGACAGTCTAAAGCGTCACCATTTAAAATGATTGCGTCACATCCCTGTTTCAATCCTTCTGCGATAGCGCACTCTAACGCTTCATTGTCTTGGTAAGGCAAATGGACATCTGAAAGAATAAGAAACTTATTCCCCTTCAATTCAACGTGTCTACGTTTCTTTGAATAAGACTTTGGAAGTGCGTATGGGTTGGAAGGTCTTGGTGCTGTGTCCATTAATTCTTTTTGTGTGTTATGTTTACGACTTTTCATTCCCATTTTACCACGAACGCGACGAACGTAATTACGCGCAGATTCTTGCGAATCGAACGCTTCTGGATATTCTTCAAAAAGTTTTGTTGCTAAAGAGTGCGAAGGTGCGTCGGGAAACTTACTGCAAATCTCCGCTGTTATTTTCCTCGCTTCTGTCTGTGGTCTTGCCATTCTTTTGTTTTGTAAATCGTTCTATTACTGTTCCTCCAAACAAACCGCCTGTCAGAAGCGCGAGTGTATCAAACATCGAAATGGGACAAACGTAATATGTGAATGTTGCAATATAACTCAAAACGATTAGGTTAATTGTAACAAATATAGCGACAATTCGTTTCGAACTTACTTTGGTTGAAGACGTAAGCATTTCCTTAAGCCACACCTTCAACTTGTCCTTCATAAAAACTTTAATACGAATTGAACAAGCAAACCACCAACCACACCAGCAGCCGTTGCAATACCACCCAAACGAGCGACCTGCAACCTTTGATTCTGAATATATTTGTCGTGCTTTTGAACCTTACTCACAAGACCTTCAATTTTCATTTCGTCGTCACCGATTAACACGTTGTAAATACGGTCAATCTTCTTGTCCATTTCTTGGAGTTGTTCGTGTATCAAAGCTATTTCAGTTTCTGTGTTCATGACTTAAAGTACAATTCAATTTCAGCCTCACGACGACGAACCAAACCTTTGAGAATTACTCCGCCTCCTTTGTTCCAAAGACGAAAAGAATCTGCTATTGTTGGATCGTTTGGGTTAGCGTTTACCTTTCTCAGCACAGACGACTTCTTGAAGCCACCTGTTCCGATGTTGTACGCAAGTGAAACACACGCGCTAAATTGATTCTCGTTAAGCGTTTGAGTTATCAATGCACGAATAGAAACAGCAAATTTGTCAACGACGTTTTTTGCTAATTGCTCCGCTCTTGCTTGTGTTATAACGTCGCCTTCTTTAACCTTCGTTCCGTCTTCGTAAAACGTATTTCCATAACCAATCGTCCACACGTTTGCAGGACACAAATAAGCCTTTAAACGACAGCCTTCAAACTTTTTGAGTAGCGCGTATCCGTCAGCGTTAACTTTCATTTTTCAGTTTCTTTATTTGTTTTTCTTTCTTTGCAAGATACTTACGAAATTTCTCTTCGTAAATCTTGTGCATCGTTAAATTCTTCTTGCGTCCCCTTGTAGCCATTCGTTTTTATTTTAGTTTATCTCAACCAACCTAAACCGCGTCGTCTGTATTCATAAGGTAGTCTATCGCGTCCGTCGCTAATTTCAAAAGCGTTGGAAGGATACACATTTGTTTGTGACCAAATCTGTTGCGTTGTGTTCGTCGTGTACTCTGGAAAGTCTGACTGATTGAAACACAAATAGTCAACCATTCTTTGAGTGTAAAACATTGCTTGTGAACGCGCTTGGTCGCGATAGTTTTGTAAGTCGGTTTGGCTTATTGGTGTTGTGTCTTCGCTTGTGCGAATTACAAGACTTCCGTTGTCCGTTTTAACGTACAAATGAGGCAAGACTTCGTACATAGTCCACCACATTACCATTCGACGCAAGTAATCGTCAAGAAGCGTTTCGTATGCACCTGCGATATCGTCGTTTACAACGTCTTCTTTTATCTTATTGTAAAGGTCAGTTCCTAAATACAACTGCGCGTACTTGTCCTGAGACAAATAGATTGCAGGGTACATAAGCAACGGATCAACTGAACCGTTAATCCAAGTATATTTCTTTATGTAATTCTCGTCAATGAGTAGAACTTCGGGTTGTAGTGCCATTGTAGTTTTTATTTATATTTTAATGATGCTCTATTCGGCATATCGTTAGGACGTACCGCTTCTTCGCCTTTTGGGAATAGTTCGTTGGCTACTTTTCCTGTTACAACAGTATCGTTTTTCAATCCGTCGTTAGGTAAGAATTTACCGTCTTTTCTTTTGCGGAAAAACACCTTTCTGAACCACGCGTGGCGACAATAGACACCGCCTTTGTACGTCCATATTGAATAAGTTGAAGAACCACTTGGAGCAAATTGTCCATTCACTCCGTCGCTTCCCATTTCAATAATGTCTTCGTACTTAAACAACGCTCCAAGTTTAGAAAGTGCTACCATTTCTTGACAAAAATCGCGTGTTACCATTTCGCCTTCCTTCCAAGTATAATTTCTTGAATAATAATAGCGAACTTTATACAATCCTGTGTCCTTTTCTTCGCTCTTTTCGTTTGGTTTTGCGTAACCGCGAACACTCATAAATTCAGAACGGAACTTTTCTTCGTCTTCTGGGTTGGTTACTTCTTCGTCAGATAGCAATTGCCATTCTTCTTCGTTGATGTATTCAGCCTTTTCGCGCAGATGTGCAAGCCACGCTTCACCTTCTTCTTTGCTTATCTTAACACCCGCATCCTTTGCCTTCTTCGCAACTACTTTTTTTTTTTGAGCGGACAATTTAGCCACCGCATCGCCACTTGTTTGAAACATTGACTTTGCAACGTCCACGTCAAGACCTAAGAATTGAACCAAGAATACAATTGCTTGTTCTTGCGTTAGCGTTCCAAGTCCAACCGCTGCGACAATCTCCAAAGCAGAAGCAATTTGCGCTCCGTTGTAGGTCACATCACTAACTTTTTCAGTTATTCCTGTTGGTGTTTCTGTCACGTCTGTTGAAGGTACGTCTATTACTGTGGTAGGTGCGTTAGAATCGATTGCAATTCCATCTTCGAAGATAGAGTTCATCTCAATGTTTACGTCGCCTAAAATCGGTGTAAAGACTTCTTCAATTATTCTTTGATATGGACGAATAACTTGGCTGTTGAAGATTTCCAAACCTACCAACATTTCGTCTTTATTGCTTCCGAATCCTGTTGTGTCGCGTATTCCGTGAATCAATGGTGACACAACGCGGTGTCCTACCATGATTTGCTTCGCTGTTTCTTCGCTTAAGAACTGATATTGCTTGTCAGCATCCGACAAAGGGAAGTCTTGAATCTGTGGAGCGCGTGCAGGATCTTCGTTGAAGGTCATTAAGAACTTTCCCGCGTTAGCAGCACCACTCAAACGTGTTTCCCATTCACGACGAATAGCTTCTCTTTCTTCTTTTTGCGGTATGCCATTCAAGAAGTTGATGATGAATGAAGGAAACAAACCATTCAAGATGTTGTTAACGTGGTAAAGTCCCATTTGGTAACTCAACTCAACGTAGTTCAACGCTCCGAAATAGTCAGGCTTTGGATAGTAAACACTTCCTGCGCTCATTCCGTGAGCGTAAATAACTTGACGCGGTTGTTCTTGTGCTATTGAAGGGTTGAACGCAGGTATGAACTCTGGCTTTCCTCTTTTGCTTCTTGTGTTTGCCCAATCTTTCGAGTAGAAAATTCCTGTAATATCGTCTTCTTCTTTGTCGTATGCAAGTCTGCAATTCTCAAAAGGCAAGTGGTTGATTTGTACAACGCGAGTAAAGTCCATTGACCAAATAACTTCGGCAACAAATGCGCCTTGTAACTTTAAATCGAATGCGATACCTTGCAACGCATTGTCGAGAATCGTTCCTGTACCTTGTCCCTCAATCATATAAGAAATTGAGTTCACCAACGCGTTGTGAATTGGTGAGTTTTGGTAAAGGTTTATGAGATGTTGAGGGAAAAGATTGTTATTTCCATAATCAATCCAACCGCTTCTGTTTTCTTTTTCAACCGCTTCAACAGGTTGATAAGCCGATAAGTTTATTGCTTGAATGTTGCTCATATTATGCACCTGTATAAATTACATCGACAGGGATTGTCGGTGTTGAAACGTCAAAGTAAATTGTTCCGTCTTGTAAAATCATCAAACCCTTTTCAACCAATCCAACGACGGAAGCATTGGTTGGGTTTATATTGCTGCTGCTGTTTTGACCATACACTTCGTAGTGATAACGTCCTGCATCGGTCAATCCAACTGTTGTAAGTCTTATTTTTGTAACGCGTTCGTTCTCGTTTATCACGGTCACTACTTGCGCGAGTTGTTCACCTGTCATTTCGTAAGTCATAACAAGCAAATAATGAGTAAAGGCAACGTTGAAGTATGCACGTCCTTCGTCTAACGAAAGCCACGCATCTTGATTCGCTGTGTTTGTATTTAGATAAACCATTCTATCCTTTCCTTTACGTTAAAATTACAACACGTAGGGACAAAGCGTCCCTATGTGTGTAAAAGTTTTTTGATTAGTCAAGAATTGACACAGGCGCACCGCTCAATTTGTAAGCGCGTTTTGCAGCCTCGTGAACGAAAGCCAAAGTGTATCCGTTCATATCACCAAGAACAGTTCCTGTTGCAGCAGTTCCAGTTGAAAGGTCTGCTCCGTATTCATAACCAACAGCCCACCAATTTCCGTTTGTATCTTCAACGAAAACAATCACACGTGCTTGTGCAACTGATTGCAATTCCAAACGCTTTGCGCTTGATAATTTTTGCAACATTACGTTCACAGTTTGCGTGTAGAATACCGTTCCGTTGTCGCGGTTGAAGTTAATTGTTTCTTCAAACGATCCTGTTTGTGTTGGTAGTTCGTATGTGTACAAATCACCACTTGCAGGGCCGTTAATTGCAGTTACAATTTCGTTCGCGTCTAAAGTAAAAGACGTTACTTCTGTTTTGTCAACCAAAACGATTTTTTTGATACCACCGATTCCATCTTTGCAATCGAGAGTAAATCCGCTACTTAATTCGCACATTTTTTTATAGTTTTAATTAGCACAAAAGAGGAGCGGTGTTTAAGCCGCTACCTCTATTATGCAAGGGTTAGAATGGTTGAGATTATGCAGTGTATTGGTAGAACGCGATTTCGTCACCGAATCCGTACTGAACACCTGCGAAGAATGAACAAGAGAAACGAACGTTGTTTGATAGATCGTACTGATACATATCTAAAACAGCAACTGTGTTCCATTGGTCAAGTAAGTTA